TAGCTATACAGGGACAGTTAGTATCTCCACCACCTCCAGGCCCTCCCAAAGAGTGGGCAACTGTTTGGTCAGAAGCTACAGCATTAGGAGCATCAGGTATAATACCTTTTTCGTCCACCATCTCTGCAGCTCAAGGTGCAATGTTTGGTGTTTTAATGGGAGCAACATCAGCTGCACCACCACATTCAATATTAAAATCAGGTTTTATGGCTTTTGCTGCAGCATATTCATTAGGTACTGTAGCTGGTGGCGCTACATCAATACCACCCTCAAGCCCACCTCCATTTGAATCATTGGATGGAGTTGGCAACGTTTCAACAACCAACTTACCGTGGTTGACGCATTGTTCGGTAATGATATCGCAATGGTTCACAGGAGGAACTGCATTTTATCTTCCAAACGGTGTTCCTGTGCTAATGTGGATGTAATAAATCACAAGCGATATATTTATATTATATAATTATAGGAGTATAAAGATGACAAAAAAATATTTGGTAAAAATTATCAGAGAGGTTGTGAAGCTAGAAATTAAATCTGCCGTTAAGAGGGAGATCAACGAAGTGCTAAATGATATGGAACAATCAGCACCCAAAAACAAACGCAAAGTTAAATTATCAGAGAGCAAGAACTATACATCAAATTCTTCTCTTAATAAGATATTAAACGAGACTGCTAACTCAGAAGAGTTCAATGACTGGCCTGAGATGGACCCTAATTCTTTAAGGCAACAATTTGCAGCAACACAAGGCACATCACAACAGACTGATATAAACAACAGACCGGTAGATACTAGTAAACTTGACCCATCGGTAGGAAAAGCACTAACAAGAGATTATTCAGAGTTAGTAAAAAGATTTAAGTAATGGCATACACATTATCAAGAGAGACTTATAGATATAACCCAATAGATTTTGAAAAAGATGTTGCAATTGGGTTGACGCTGCCTTTGACTAATGATGCCAGCGCTGCTTTCAAATACGATCCAGTAGGCTCATCAAATGTAGCAGCAAGTTTAACAGACACTCAAGGTTTACATGGTTCTGCAAAATCTAACAGCCACGGTGATTTTCATTTATCTTATACTACACTGGAGCAAGCTAAATCTAATTTAAGAAACTTGGTGTTAACTAACAGAGGCGAGAGAGTTATGCATCCAGAGTTTGGTTGTGATATATGGGCATCTCTTTTTCAAAATATAACACCGCAGCTATTAACTGCAATAAAAGAAAACATATACAAGCAAGTTTCAATATGGCTTTCATATATAAATTTATTAGAAGTGACTGTTAGGAGAATGGAGAAAAATCAGAATAGAGTTAATATTGGGATAACATATGCTTTGTTTGATGACTCTATAAATAAAGAAACGATAACAATAAATAATGTTGGGAACTTATAATGGCTAACGATTGCAATTTAGATAAAAAAGAAGTAAGAGATTTAAAATATCTTAACAAAGATTTTTCAGGTTTTAGAAACGATCTTGTAAACTACGCAAAAAATTATTTCCCTGATATATACAATGACTTTAACGAATCATCTCCAGGTATGATGTTTATAGAAATGGCATCTTACGTTGGTGATGTAATGTCGTATTATGTAGATAATCAGTTGAAAGAAAGTTTGTTGGTGCACGCTGAGGAGCGAACTAATGTAATTGATTTAGCTAGAGCGTTGGGATATAAAACAAAGCCCGTATGTCCTTCAATAGTTAGTCTTAATGTATATCAGGTTGTGCCAGTAGACGCAGTGACAGGAGAGCCTGATATGAGATACGCAATGCAAGTAGGTGCAGGCATGGAGGCTAAGACAGAAGATAATAAGATATTTTTAACTCAAGAGCAAGTTGATTTTGCACAAGATTCTAGATTGCGTCCTAGAGAAACTACTGTATATAAAGTAGATGGTTCTGGCGACCCTGAATATTTTTTGCTAAAAAAAGAAGTATCAGCAATTGCAGGTGAGATTATATCAGAACAATTTGTCTTTGATGATCCAAAGAAATATGACAAGATAGAATTGGGAAGCACGGAAGTGATAGGAATACTAGATGTCAAAGATGATGCAGGTAACAAATGGTATGAGGTACCTTACTTAGCACAAGATAACATATTCGAAGATGTAATTAACAACTGGGCATCAGATCCAGAAATGTCAGCATATAATTATGACTCACCATACATATTAAAATTAAGAAGAACAGCTCGTAGATTTACAACTCACGTTGAGGCAGACAACACAACTCAGATGTGGTTCGGAGCAGGTATATCATCTCAGCCAGATGAAGTAATAGTACCTAACCCTGAAAACATAGGGATAGCACTACCTTACGGAAATACAGCTGCAAATTATATGAATGGAACTAATTACGTTGATATTGCATTTGATCCTACAAACACAATGTTTACTCGTGCATATGGGGAAGCTCCAGCCGACGTTACGTTAACTGTAAGATATTTACAGGGTGGTGGTTTAAAATCAAATGTTTCTTCTAGAAAGATAAACGCTATAACTCAAAAAACAATTTTCTTAGACGAAGATCTTTTAGATCCTGGCCAGATAACAGTTGTAAAAGCTTCTCTTGCAACTATAAACTTGCAACCGGCAGTAGGAGGTAGATCTCAGGAGACTGTAGAAGAAATAAAATATAATGCACTTGCACATTTTGCATCTCAAAACAGAGCTGTAACTAGAGAAGATTATATCGCAAGAACTTATGCAATGCCGGCAAAATACGGCTCGATAGCAAAAGCTTATTTAGATAAAGATGAACAATATTGGGTTCAGACAGTAGGTACATTGGAAGTAAAAAATCCTCTTGCAATAAATTTATATACATTAGCATATGATGACAAAAAGAATTGCACAGAGTTAACTGAATTAGCAAAACAGAACTTGCAGACTTACATGTCACAATATAGAATGTTAACAGACGCAATAAATATAAAAGCTGCGCATGTAATAAACATAGGCGTTGATTTTGCAATAATGCCAAGACCTGGCTTTCAAAACAAGGAAGTACTTTTAAGATGTATAGATAAGTTGAGATGTGTTTTTGATATCGATAACTGGTCTATAAACGAGCCTATCATTTTACCTAAAGTTGCAACAGAGTTAGATAAGATAGAAGGTGTACAAACGGTGAAGAGTTTAAGAATTTACAATCTTTATGATAAGAATGCTGGATATGGAGGTAACATTTATGATATAAAAACTGCAACAAGAGATGCTGTTGTATATCCATCAATGGACCCATCTATATTCGAAGTGAAGTTTCCTGATAAAGATATTAAAGGAAGAATAGTGGGATATTAAAATGATATATAGTATATTTTCAAAAAAAGACTCAACAATATATGAAGGGGCTGCGTCAAGCACCAACTTGAATACTGAGTATACAAACACAGGCATAGACGAAGTACTTACAATAGAGAAGATAGTATCATCATCAAAGACTGCTAACACATATAACTCACGAGCATTAGTGCAATTCAACATTGATTGGTCAAAGATAAATGGTGGCTCTGCATCATCTGCAGCATCAAACTCTATGTATCTAAATTTAAGCACAATATCTTCTCAAAATATATCTAACCAATACTCAATTGAAGCTCGACCAATATCAGAATCATGGGTAGCTGGTCTAGGTAGATTTGGAAACAAGCCAAAGACATTGGACGGAGTAAGTTGGAAAAACAGACAGGGTGACGGAACAGCTGGAACACCTTGGTTGACTTCAAGTTTTACTACACAAGGAACAGGATCAAATGGTCAGACAAACAGCGGTGGAGGAACTTGGTATACGAGTTCATATGCAACACAATCGTTTACATATGAATCAACTGATATAAGAATGGACGTTACAGATGTTACATTAGAGTGGAGCTCCTCTGTAATACCTAACAACGGGTTTATAATAAAGAGAAGAGAATCACAAGAGCTTGATAGTTCAGATTATGGCCAGATAAAATTCTTTTCAGAAAACACTCACACAGTATATCCCCCACGATTGGAAATATGTTGGTCTGACTACAATCACGTTACAGGTTCATTAGCAGAATTAGATATGACAGATACTGGAGCAGTATTCTTTTATCTTAAAAATAATAGAGGTTCATATAAACGTGGAGGCAAAATAAGATTTAATGTTAACGGTAGATTAAAATATCCTGTTAAAACTTGGAGTAATAAATCTGCTGAACTTGGTGTATACTATATTAAACCTGACCGCATACAATACTCAATTATAGATTGCAAAACTGAAGAAGTTATAATACCATATTCAGATCCATATACAAAAGTATCTGTCGGATCAACAATAGGTAACTACTTTGAAATATATTCAGATAGCTTATTCGAAGAAAGACATTATAAGATACAATTAAGATACAGGCCAAATGCAACATCAACAGACTATTCATATTACGATATAAAAGATACATTTGAGG